TTACCAGCGCAGCCTCATTGAGCATCGGTGATATTATTATGATTGGTAGCGAATATATGTCGATTGGTGGTAAGAGTACAAATACTCTTACAGTTACCAGAGGTGCCTTTCTTTCGACACCAGTCGCCCATGATAACGCTGCTAGTGTTTATAAACTGATATTGATTGGTAATGCGTTTGCAACGAGTGTTGCTACAATGTCTTCCGTGTCGATTGGTTCAGAATTCTATGTTCCGGAAACCGCGCCATCATCCAGCTCATCGCTGTCTAAGTGGTGTTCCAGAACATTCAAAACCGAAAATCCTTCGGATAGAATAGACTTGACGATATCCGCTGCTTTGTACGATATCAATTCACTTAAAGTCTATTATCGTGCAGGATATGACACAGCGCTAGAGAATGTGGCATGGACTAGACTTCAGGCTAACAATGCAGAAAAGGCTAGGGTGAGTACGAATGGACAGTATGAGTCGTTTGATTATAAATATTCGACAAATGCGCCCCAATTCAATAATATAGAATTGAAGTTTGTATTTAATGTTAGCAACCCGGCATTGTCTCCAGTTATTGATAACTATAGATTGATTGTTACTGCGTAATTAATAGAACCCACCATTCGGTGGGTTCTCAACTCTCGGAGGGAATTATGACATTAAAACGAGATGCTTTTAATAATGGATTGGTTAATACCGATAACAGTGCTTACGAGGAGTATATGATAACTAAGCAGAGGTTAGTAGAATCCGCTGAAGATAAGAAAAAGCTTCAGCGACTGGAAAGTGAATTGGAGCAGATTAAGAAAATGCTCGGTATCTCGTAACGCTAAATATTAAAGAAATAAGGATAGAAGAAGCCATGGCACTGAATTTTCCAAATAATCCTATTAATGGTCAGGTATACACGGATCCTATATCCGGTATCAAATACATATACAACAGCTCCATTGGTGCATGGGAGAGTGCGGTGCAGCCTAGTGCCATCGTGTCTGTAACCGAACCGACTACGGTCGTTAAGGGTAAGATATGGTTCAACCCATCCAATAAAGCTATTCAGGTGTGGGATAGCACTCAATGGGTTAAGCCCGTTACTTCGACTGGTGCAATGGTATCAGATACTCCACCGACACTGAGAAACGACGGCAGTGCGCTGCTGAATGGTGATTTATGGTGGAACAGTGATGACGGTAATATGTATCTATATTACGTCGATGTTGATTCTAGTCAATGGGTGGTATGTATCCCGATTCCCAACATCACACAATTTGCTGGTGGTTCTGCGGCTGACCCAGGATTAAGTATCATTGGAGATGATACTACTGGTATTTTTTCTGTTGCTTCTGGCTCTGTTTCTTTTGCTCTTCTCGGTGTTTCTAAATTTACAATCGCCGATTCCGGTGTTAGTACACCATTAACAATTACTTCTACGGATGATATCACCGGCTTGACGATGAGAGCGGGCACCGGCAGTGCTTCTGATGTAGCATTTGGCTCCAGCAATGGAAGCGGTATGTATGCATCGAATACCAATGAGGTATCGTTCGCCACAGCCTCTACACAACGAGTCGTTATCGATTCCGCTGGTGACGCATCATTTCTCAGTACAGGTGCTACCAAGATTTCTACGGGTACATCTGCACAAAGACCTACTGGTGCTAATGGTAAAATTCGATTTAACACAACGCTTGGTAAATATGAAGGGTTTAATTCGACAACTGCATCGTGGATGAGTTTAGGTGGTTCTGGCGTTACCGTTGGTGCCAGTGCTCCGGTATCTCCACCTCCGATTGATGGTGATATGTGGTTTAACAATACAGTCGGTACTGGTGGTTTGTTCGTATATTTTTCGACTACATGGGTTAGAATTACATACAACACATCACTATTGAATTCTGTCGGTATCCTTGATAATATTTCGTCATCGTTCAATGGCGTTACAACGACTTTTAACCTTAGATTAGCATCTAATCCAATTGCACTTTCTAGTGGATATGAAGTTATCGTATCACTGGATGGTGTGTTCCAGGAGAACGGATACGCATTTAACATAGATATCAACAACTCGCAAATCATATTTACCGAAGCACCAGAAACTGGTGTGAGGTGTCAGCTTTTATATATTGCCCAAATTGTTCAAATTGGTACACCTTCGGATAATACTGTAACTACACCAAAGTTGGTCAATCTATCCGTAACCTCTGGTAAGGTTGCTGCTAAGGCTATTCTGAACTCTAAGCTTGGATGGGATGGTCTGTCCTTCGACGATAGAAACTTCATCATGAATGGTGATATGTCTGTATGGACCAGAGGTACTTCTATAACTGCGCCTGCGGGTGCAACCACCTATGGGCCTGATAGGTGGTTCATAGCACATGCTGGTAGTTCTTCGGTGATGTCCAAGCAACAGTTTTTTGGTCCTATTGGTGCCTCTAGCTTCTGGCCAGCAACATCATACAACAACGGCTCATTTACTAGAATTACCGCCACGAGTGTTGCTGGTTCTGGTAATTATTCTGTATTTGGTCAAGCATTCCTTGGAATGGAAGCTCTTGTTAATGGTAGTGTTACCGTATCGTTCTGGGCTAAATGTGATGGTAACAAGACGGTAGGTGTTGAATTGTGTCAATATTGGAATGGTTCCAATGGTACATCTGATGTTGGGTTCGTAACACCGCAGACCGTAGCACTGACGACAACATGGCAGAAATTCACATTGACATTTACGATGCCAAACATCGGTTCGTTTACATATGGCTCTTATAATACAAGAGGCAACGAACCTCAATGTAGATTGCATTTCTGGTTGGATGCTGGTAGCACATTCTCTTCTAGGTCCGGTGGTGTTCCACAACAGAACATTACATTCGACGTTACAGGTATTCAGTTAGAAGCCGGTGATACTGCAAGTCCATTTACACTAACACCTCCCAATATAGAAGAGATTAGATGTGCGTATTTCTATCAAAGAAACAATAGTGGATTCCATCACGCATGGATTAGTAATCAGCAACAGGGTTCTTCCGACTGGACCGCCGGTGGTGGATATAATACCGCATCAACTTCTACACTGATGAGATTTTTTGTAAATAATATGTGGGCATATCCCTTCAGGACTGCAACATCCAGCACTAACACCTCTTCGATGGTATGTAGAACGTCTTCCGGCACTCCAGTTGACTATTTTAGATTTTACTTTTTACATCCCGGACTTGGTTATTCAAGAGGATTATCATTCACCTATAGGTGGAGGACTTTAGATGACCCATATACCCCACAACAAACGAATTATGGAGTTAGTATGTTCTCCGGAGTTGCAACATTAGGCACGGGAGGAAACCCAGGATCATTTGGTACGGTACAGACTTCTGATGTTTTCCCAAATAGCGCATTCGGGGTTAATGGTATACTACTATTACATTGTGATGCAAGTTGGAATCAGATTGCGACAGCATACGCAGAAATTAACGCAGAGCTAATATAACAGGAGATATACTAAAATGGCACTCAATTTTCCCTCGAATCCGACAGTGAACCAATTGTATACTCCTGCTGGCGCAGCGCAGTCGTATACGTGGAATGGTACAGTATGGAAAGGTGTAGGCATTAACTTAAACTTCGTTTCCAGAGGTGGAGACACACTTACCGGTTCTCTATATTTACCAAACGGAAGTGAAGCGTCGCCTTCGTTGTCTGTAACCGGACAACAAAATTGTGGTATCTTCTTCAAGACTAGCACAGTTGCAGTATCTACACTAGGCACCGAAACTTTTACCATTGCTGGGAGTGGTGTATATGGAAGGGTTGGAATAAATAACCCAACACCTAACTATGAATTAGATATTAAACCTGGTATTGGTAACGCATCATCCGTCAGATTGAATGCACCAAACGGCACTACATTAACCCTCTCATCGAACAATACTGCTAACGATATATATTCATACGATTCCAGTGGTACGGGTGCTGGTGTTTTTAGAGTATTTTCCGGTCCTAATGTGGCAATTAATGTTGATACTAGTAACAGGGTTGGTATTGGTGCTACTCCTGGGGCTAAACTCGACGTTCAGAGTGCAACTGGCAACGTAGTGAGGTCGTTTAGTACGTCTGGTAGTGATGCCAGATTTGTTGCTAAAACATCAACCAATGAAACTATTTTTGGTAGCGATTCAACTGGTTCTTATATTCTCCAGGCCGCTGCGCTACCAATGAGATTCTCAGTTTCTAATACAGAAGTTATTAGAATTCTTAGCGATGTTAGTGTTGGTATTGGTCAGGATACGACAGATTCGTTTGTTAATATCACAGGCACCAAGAGTTCTAATATTTTACATATTAGGTCTTCAGTTGGTTCTAACTACAACGGTATCATTTTCAGAAGCGAAACGCTGGGTGGTCAGAATGGCGGCGTTAGAATTATTCCGAACACTACTCCCGGTGGTGGTAGTGCTGAATTTACTACTAGATTTTCTTCTAATACATCTGGTGGTACTGTCAATCATAACGTGGTTGTTGATGGAAACCTAAAGGCATCTGGTCGTATTGATTTTTCTACAAGCACATCCGGTACTACGATATCTTCCGGTACAAGTGCACAAAGACCAAATACTCCTATTGTCGGTGAAGAAAGATATAACACAACCATAAGACATAAGGAAATATTTGTAGAACAGTTTGGTTGGACTCCTATTGTGAGACAATCTAATTATAATGAGATTCTAAATGGCGACTTCAGTGTCTGGCAACGTGGCGAGACATTCAATAATGCAGTAAATGGTCAATATTTGGCAGACCGTTGGTGTTGTTTATATAGTGGGACTGGATTGACAAGAGATATCACTAAAGGTGATTCAACTGGTTGGAATGGTACTACCGGGGCATTTGGAGCATCCTACGATATTCCATATAATCCACCTGTACCTTCGATTTATTTGAGATGGAACCAGTCCGGTACAGCAAGTGGAGTTACATATAATTTATTACGGCATACGTCAGTCGGAGCTTCGTACTTTTCAAATCATAACTACGTTACTTTATCTTTTAGCGCTAGGTCTAGCACAAGCAGCCAGATTGGAAATATATACGGTGTTCAGAAATTCGGTATTGGTGGAAGTAGTGATGTTGTATTTGGTATATCCGGGGGCGTTGTAAATCTTACACCATCCTGGCAGCAATACACATTCACATTCGCAGTGCCTCCTGTAAGTGGTAAAATATTTGGTCTTCATAATCAATTTGTTATAGACTTCAATCTACCTCTTACTTCTGGTAGTGCCATTGTCGATATCGGTCTAGTGAAACTAGAAGGTGGTGCTGCTGCGACCGCAGGCTGGGCTTGGAGAGAAAATAGTTATATTACAGTATTAAGAGAATGTCAAAAGAATTTCTTCAAGGACTTCAGAACGACTTACATCGAAGGATATATGTCTGGCGTGAATGCGAATTTGTTAGTATATAGAGATTTTCCTGTTCCTTTATATACGAATCCGAATATATCTAATGCGGTTATAACCAGTGCTAATATGACTACTCCATCTATAGATTTTGCTGATAATTATCAATATAGAATTAGAGGTTATGCTACGGCTGTAGGTGGTGCGTATATTAACTTGGACTGGGGTACAGAATTCAATTCAGAATTACCAGTATTGTAGGAGAGAATTATGTTTAAGCTTTTAACAGATACAAAATTTTTACTTCTTGTTGCACTTGTTGGTACTATAGCATTAGCTGCCTACAAGTATACAGAATTTGGTCCCGTTGCACAGAATATCATTGTAACAATTGTTGGTGGTGCTTTCGGTAATATGATGCCACAGACGAATTCAAATGATAGCAAATCAACAAGAAGTAAAACGCCGCCTAGTGATAGCTAAATAACAACAGAGTATAGGAGTCTGCCATGTCGATTGCCAATCCCACCAGCCGGGAAGAAATGGTTGAATATATTAAGATAAAACTTGGTTCACCCGTATGGGAGGCTCATATCGCAGAGGCTCAAATACAAGTGTGCATTCAAGATGCTATCCAGTTTCTTGTCGAGAAGAGTCATTTTAATGCAACCGAGCAAACATACCTTAGATTCCGAATAACAGAAAGATTCCTAGAGACCGTTAAGACTGGAAAACAATATACCAAGAATCAGGATAATGGTATAGTTGTTAATACGGCTGGACAGGTTAGCAGCTTAATTGTGACTAGCGGTGGTAATGGATATCCAGAAAAAACCGGACTAACTAACATACACACAGTTACTCAGGCTGGTAGCGGTAGGGGTCTTGCAGTTAATGTTGTCACCACGGGAGCGAATGGTTCCATTGCTTCGGTTTCTATCGTTAATCCTGGTAGTGGTTATCAGCCAGGAGATATCGTAATCATTCCTATTTCTGGTGGTGGTGATGCTGCAACTTTAACAATTGCTACGGTTGCGTCTAGCTTGCCATCATACGGTTCTCAGGTATTCGAGACACTTCGCACATATATCGTCCTTCCTGACAGTGTTGTTGGTGTTAGGCGGGTCGTTCCGACTACAGCAACACAGACAATGGGTATGGCATTTGCTGGTGCTGGTATCCCAGTTATGGGAGGTATAATCGGGCCTAACGTTGGAAACTTGGGAATGTTTCCGACTGGTGATTTTGGCTCGAATTTTGCCATGACTAGAATCTATATGTCCGACTTGAACTACTTGTTTAGTTCCAAACTACCGTTCTCATTTAATCAAAGAACTCATAGATTGATGTTCGATTTTGATGTTGCCAGTAAGTTTGCTGTAGACAGCTTTCTCATCATGGAATGCGACATCGCACCGGATTTTGATATCGATACTGGGATGTGGAATGACAGATTCTTTAAGAAGCTTGCGACTGCATACGCCAGAAAAGAGATGGGAGAGAACATGGACAGATACCAAAATGTCCAACTTCCCGGTGGATTGGTTATGAATGGTTCTAGGATTTTGGCCGATGCCAACAGAGAAATTAAAGAATTAGAGCAGGAATTCTGGGACCAGTATTACTTGCCGCCTAGCTTGATTGTGGGGTAATATCATGTCATTCAAAAATCCCTATTTCTCGTCTTTAGTCTATGGTGTTGAGAGTGGTAACTCCATGTTTAGTAACATGAAGAGTGAAGTTATTAATGCGTTTGGGTATTCTATATATTATTTACCCAGACTTAACAATCATGTGGATTTCTTATTCCAAGAATCACCAATCTCATCTTACGAGGTGGCTGTTCCCATCATGATGTATCCCTCGCTATCGCAGGGGTATCAAGGTATGGGAGATATCCTAACCAAGTTCAGTGTTAGGAACGACGATTCTTTCAGTGGTACAATACATAGAGCGGATTTCTTAGAAACCGTTACTCCCACCATGATGGAATACTTCGCACTCAAGAACATAAACTACAGCAATAGAATGAATTCTTGTCCGGTCGAACGTCCAAGAGAAGGTGATTTAGTATATTCTATGTTTGATAAAGGACTGTTCCATATCAAATACGTCAATTGGCGCGACCCGTTCTATCCAAATAATCAAACTGATATCTTTGTACTAGAGCTTGAAAGAACCGAGTATTCTGGTGAACGTATTAATATACTTATCAACCCGATTCCTGAGCTACAGGGAATACTCAAATCGACCACATTCTATCGATTCAATGGTGTGTTTGCTACTGGTGGTGTTGGTGGTTTCAATGAAGGTGCTACCGTGTACATTCACCCGAACCAGGGCAACCTTACTGGCGCGATAACAGCACAACTTCTGGAAGTAGACCACACAGCCAGAACATTCTCGGTGACGCAACTTAGCGATTACAACCCAGATGGGTTCGACGCCAATAAAGAGCATGTATGGAATCAGTATAATAGCTGGTATATGAGTAATGCCGATAGAAGCATTCAATGGCGTATCAATACCATACAGGAGACGGATGTACCGTACCAGGATAATAACCAGTTGCAGTCTGCGTTCGACGGCATGAAGATTATTGATAGTGATGATGTCAACCCCTACGGATTCATATAATTATGGCAAGTTTGAATACCTATTTCTATAACGCATGTATCAGCAAAACTATCATAGCTTTCGGAGACGTGTTCAGTAATCTCGTCATCAAACGAGATGACGGCAATGGTGTAACACAAGCACAACCTGTACCCATCTCATACGGTAGTTCTAAAAAGTATATCGCAATTCTACAGAACCGACCAGATGTGAATGATATCCCTGTTGCCATCACATTACCCCGAATCTCATTCCAAATGACTGGTCTTTCTCTAGATAACGAAAGAAAACTATCACCGGCTCACACATTTTCTGCGATTTCAGCAAACGAGCGCGTAGCATCATTCATGCCTATGCCGATTCAGTTGACGATGGAGCTATCAATCCTCGCTAAGAATCAGTCAGATGCTCTCCAGATAATAGAACAGATTATTCCGTGGTTTCACCCATCATTAGCGGTTTCCATGCGATTCGTCGAAGGATTCACCGAAGAGCGGGATGTAATATTTTCACTGGATAATATTGGGTATCAAGATTCGTTCGAAGGTGATTTTACTGAACGAGCTTATTTGGAATGGACTCTGGTTTTTACCGCAAGGTCTTATATATTCAGTGGTGCATTCGGCCAGAAAGACATCAGAAAAGTTGTTGCCAATTACAGACCTAATGCTAATTTTGAAGCAATTGGAACATTTGATAGAGTCACTACGGAAGTGGTTTCTACTGACATACCACCTAAACAGCCACAAAATATTAATCCGACTACAGACCCGTATGAAATAGTCAAAACCGTAGAAACTTTGAATAATCAGTGAGGGGGGTATTATGAAAAAAGTTAAACAGTCGTTCGAAGACGCATTTGGTATTGTTCCGACCAGTAATGATACTCAGATAACCAAAGCACCACCAAGCCAAACCAACGAGCATTACAAAGAAGATTATGAGCTTGGTCGTAATGAGTTGAGGGATTTGATTGGTACCGGTAAGACCGCTTTAGAAGACGCATTGACAGCCGTTGCTTCTACGCAAGACCCTAAAGCAATATCTGCATTTGCTCAGTTGTTGAAGGCCCAGAGTGATGTGATTGGTCAGCTAATGAAGCATCAAGAAGCTTATAATGGTGCATCTAAACCTACATCAGCAGCTCCTAAAGTCGTTAAGAATGAAGCAAATTTCTATTATGGAACTACTGAAGATATGTTAAAAATGATGGATGAGAGCTGAAGAAGTTTTCTAAATACAGGAGAGTATACATAATAGGTTAACTAGATATGACTAATGCTGTCCTGTATAGAAATATTTCCATCGAATATGGCGAAAGTGTAGTGCAGTCGTTTGAATTATACAATTCAAATGGAACGCCTAGAAGCTTCTCAGGAAACGTTATAACGGCTGAGATATATTTATCCCAGCGGGATTATGATGTCCTTTCGCCCACTACTTCAGGATTGGCGTATGGTGCCTACATACCTACGGTAACGGTACTTAATAACACCATTTCTATAGAATACACCGAGTTGCTACCGGCTGGCTCCTATAAGTATCACATTAAATCCGACAATGTTATTATTGTGTCGGGTACTGTTTTTGTTGCATCTATTGCCAGTCCTGGCTATGGACCTCCTGGTACTTCGGTTTTGGTGCCTCCCGGTAGCCTTGCCAATGTTCCTGAAATTCTTGTGAATGGAGATTCTATTGCTAAATCTTACGCAAAAATAAATTTCAAGGGTAATAGATTTACAGGAACATTCGCCAGCAATATCGTTACTGTAGAATTACCGAATTTTTCAAACGTTGCTATAACTGGGTCTTACACAGACCTGACCAACAAGCCTGTTTTGTTCAGCGGTTCTTACACCGACCTGACCAACAAACCCACAATTCCTGCTGCTCAAGTCAACTCGGATTGGAATGCTGTCTCAGGCGTAGCACAGATTCTCAACAAACCTGCTCTATTCAGCGGCTCTTACACCGACCTGACCAACAAGCCTGTTTTGTTCAGTGGGGCATATGCAGACCTGTCCGGTAAGCCTACGCTATTCAGTGGTTCTTACACCGACCTGACCAACAAGCCCACAATTCCTGCCGCACAGGTTAATAGCGATTGGAATGCTGTCTCAGGTGTGGCAGAAATCCTTAATAAACCTGCTCTATTCAGCGGTAGCTACATCGACCTAACTAACAAGCCTACCCTGTTTAGCGGGGCTTACAGCGACCTCTCAGGCAAGCCTACTATTCCCGTATATGTCAAAGACTATGGAACTGATGCCACTGCCATTAATGCGGCGATTGCGGCTGCTGTGGCTCAGGGTAAGAACAAAGTAGTTTTTGACTCTTCGACCACATATCAAATAACCCAACCGATTACAATATCGAATTCAAATCTAACATTGTGTGGTGAAGGTTGTACCATCAATCAGCAAACATGGGGCCATCCTGTCCTTCTGGTTGTAGTTGATAATGTTAGAATCGAGAATTTCAATTTTACATCTTCTACTGTAGTTAAGAGTAGAATTACCTCATGGGTCGGTACAAATTATGCCACCCTTTATAACCAACGTTCGGTACAGCGTGACTACTGCGCCGGTGTTGTATCTTTGAACTGTCACCAGACAGAAGTCATTGAATGTAATATCGACGGCTTCTTTTGCGGTGCAACGTTCTTTGGTATCTACAACGGTGGCGTTAATCCGGTTAGAGGTAGAAACCACCGAATGATTGGCTGTAAGACAACTAATTGTGACATGGGTATATTGGCATACCTTACAGATTCGGCTATTGTATCTAATAACTACTGGTCTGATATTCCGTGGACGCAACCAACAGCACCTCCACACGGATGCTATTTCTCCGTCGAACGTCAAAGTGATGGTGATTACACCGAGGGAGATGACCACTTCAGATTGGTTTATATAAACAACATAGCTGTAAATAACCCATTCTCTTCAGGTCACAAAATTAAAGCAACTAGGAATTCTGTCGTTGCAAACAATACAGCAGACCGCTGCCAGCGTGGTTATGATATCGACTACTGCTTTAACACTGTTTTCTCTAATTTGAATATTTGTAATCCTGCAGATTATGTATGGCCTACCGAAGCTACACACCCTAATTTTGGTGCGACTTCTACTGCAGCTAACCAGTATTTGTATAACGGTGGTGTGATTGTAGATTCTCAGGCCAGCGGTATCAACATCGTAGACTCGTCGGATTGTAATTTCAGTAACCTATACCTTGAAAAGAATCAAGTCGATAGTTTTGATACTTTACTTTTCAGACTTGGTGATAATGGTGGTACTAATAGGATTAGAGTATCTAGCGTAAACGTACAGGCATATTCCGAACCTGGATTGTCTGGAAGTTTAATGAACAATGCCGCATTTGTTTCGAATTGTACTGCAATTCCCAGGTTGACGATTTTTGGTGTAGACCTTGTTAATAATCTAATTATAACCACATGGCCTAACGCGGTTACGATTCTACCCAATGGTTCCTTGGTTAAAGTAAGAACTCCGCTTAGTGGTGCTACTCCTCCAGGTGGACTTGTTGTTGGTACAAATTATTACTCCAAAGCATCGGTGACATTCCCGGAAAGATTGGAACTGTATACCGACGCTGGATTGACTCAACGAGTCACTATAACATCAGCATCTACTGGTGGTACAGTTTTCATGACCACACCATTAACGTTGGTTGATCCAGTCAATGATATGGTTAACGTAAACTGGGATCCTGTTACGGGCTCTATTCCTGATGGCAGCCCGGTTATACTTTCGATGCCTATTAAATCTTCGACTGTTCCCGGTGGTCTTTCTCTCGGTACTGTTTACTATTCTAAGCAATCAACACTAGCCACCGGTTGGATAGAATTTTACACCGATTCTGCACTGACACAAAAAGTTGATATTACCAGCGTTGGATACGGTCAACTCAGAATCGACACCGGTGTTCTGGTTGCTAGTGCTGTAGACGTAAACAACAATACTATCGATTTGGGTGTAACCGTCTCGAACATCTTCTCAAATGGAACTCCAATTAGACTCTATCCACAACAAGATAATGGTAGTGTACTTCCCGGCGGGTTGGATGCAAATACGATATATTATGCCAAGAGCACTAATACACTACTGACGGTATATTCAGACTCAGCCTTAACGCAAGTTGTTGATATCACCAGTACAGGTACTGGCGTATTGCAGATTCACACCGTTAAAGTTCCTTCCGGCTATGCGGTGAATTACTCCTCGTGTAGTGATTGTACGGTAGAGAATATCACTATTAAACAGAACGGTACATCCTCCGATGCTACTGGTGCCAGATTAGTTAGACTATCTGCTGGTGCTTTGAGATGTCATCTTCTAAACTATAGAGTTATCGGTACAACTCGCCACGGTCAAATTGACGCAGGCGCAACGGATTGCGTCGTATCGTTGTCGAGAAATCTCATAGGAGATTCTAACTTCTACAGTAATTCATGGATTGACAGCGGTGGTATAAACTGTAAGGCAGAAGTCTCTGCAACAAACACACCTGTTGGTTTTAGTAGTAACGTATCCACTCCTACCATTGGTGATGCGTCTACCATCTATGCAACAAATGCGTCAACTACAACTTATTTGACCGATTTCCTTGGGTGGAAATGGCTTGGTAGAACAATCAGAATATACTCCAGTGATAGTAACACTAAGATTGCTACTGGTAATACTACCGCTGGTGCAACTGCTTCTGTAAGTACCACCAACGATGATATTAACTTGAGTCGTGGTGTATCACAATTATTCCCCGATGGTACACCGCTTACGATTACAAGCTCAGGTTCTGGTCTTAGTGCAATCGCATTATTGGCTGGTGGTAGCGGTTATACTAACAGCACACAGGCGACGAGTGGTGGTACAGGAACAGGTAGAACGGTAACAATTACTACTAGCGGCGGAGTAATCACTTCGGTTGTTCAGGCTAGTGCTGGCTCTGGATATACTAATGGTGATGTTCTAACTATTGCAGGTGGTACTGGTGGTACTGTTGTTGTGTACCTCGGTACGGCCACTTCTACGGTTTATGCGAAAACGGGTGCTCGTGGTGCAACATATCTTGAACTTTATAGAGACGTAGCACTAACTTCTAAGCTTGACATAACTGCTGCTGGTGGTGGTACACTAACAATTAAAGCTCCTAGCGCAAACGCTATTATTCTGTCTGATGCTCAATATATTTGGTCGTCGGATAGAGCTACTCACAAATGGATTGAACTGACATATCGCAACATTTTGAGTGGATTTTATTGGTGTCAGACAGGTGGTGGAGATAATCCCATTCCTTCTGGTGGTATTGCTGGTCAGACGTTAATCAAAAACTCATCAAACAATGGTGATTATTCCTGGCAAACCACCGTAGCTCCTGTCAACGCAGACTGGAATGCTAGTTCAGGTCTTGCTCAAATCCTCAACAAACCTACGATTCCCGCCGCACAAGTTAATAGCGATTGGAATGCTGTATCAGGTGTATCGCAGATTCTCAACAAGCCTACGATTCCCGCTGCTCCCGTCAACGCAGACTGGAACGCTGGTTCAGGTCTTGCGCAGATTCTCAACAAGCCTACCTTGTTCAGCGGCTCTTATACCGACCTGACCAACAAACCCACAATTCCTGCTGCTCAAGTCAACTCAGATTGGAACTCTGTATCAGGTGTATCACAGATTCTCAACAAACCTACCTTGTTCAGCGGCTCTTATACCGACTTGACCAACAAACCCACAATTCCTGCTGCTCAAGTCAACTCAGATTGGAACGCTGTTTCGGGTCTTGCTCAAATCCTCAACAAGCCTACCTTGTTCAGCGGCTCTTATACCGACCTGACCAACAAGCCCACAATTCCTGCTGCACAGGTTAATAGCGATTGGAACGCTGTTTCGGGTCTTGCTCAAATCCTCAACAAGCCTACCTTGTTCAGTGGTAGCTATACCGACTTAACCAATAAACCATCCATTCCTAGTGCAATCAGCATTATTGATGAATCGACTACACTTACCAGTGCTCCTACATCCATCGCTTTTGCAGGTGCTGGTGTGACAGCTACCAATACTGGTGGTGCAGTAACCGTCACGATTCCTGGTGGTGGTGGTGGTGGTGGAGTAACCGACCACGGTGCTTTAACTGGTTTATCTGATGATGACCACCCTCAATATTCACTGGCAAGTGGTGCTAGAGCATTTACTGGTACGGTATCACTTACCGGAAATGGTAGTAATATCAGTGTTGCTAACGGCTCGCTGGTACTCGGTGGTACAAGCACGGTGAACACAACTACACCGAGAAGTAGCTCGGTTCCAACGAAAATCGACATTCCTGTATATGATGCTCCTGCATTCGGTCAAGTTATTTCGCTGGGTATTGGCCAGAATTCGGCGGTTTCATCGAGGGTCTTGTCTATATTCGACGATAGACGCGTAGCGCACCAACCTACACTAGCCATCTTTAATCCCAGCGAGAGTGATTTGGTTGGCTTCTCGTGGGAAGGTACGGACGGATTCGCCCATATTAAGAGCCTAGGGGCGCGTATTGTGGTCAACGCCAATGATGGAGGTGCTGTATCCTTCCAGGGTGGCGATATGGTTATGGCCATGAATAGTGCCACGGTTCCGAACGGCAACCCTCCCCTTAATTCACTCAAGTTCTGGGTGGATAGTAACTACGGATTAAAGACTGCTAATAATACTGGCGTCATTAGTAAGGTTGTATCTGTTCCTGTTGCTGCTGGTACAACCAATAATGCAGTGAAAATGTTGGCCGATGGTACTTTCACAGTTGCTCAGATTAATTACAGTGAGATTGCTAACCCACCATCCATTCCCGCTGCTCAAGTCAACTCAGATTGGAACGCTAGTTCAGGTCTTGCTCAAATCCTCAACAAGCCTACGATTCCTAGTGCAATCACAATACAAGAAGAAGGTAGTACATTAACATCTACACCAACGTCTATTAACTTTGTCGGTGCTGCACTAACAGCTACCAATGTTGGTAATGCAATAACGGTTACACATGATCCGGACCCGTCAGCAGACCAACGAGTGTTTGGTTTCTTACCTGGGGCACCGGACGTTACAATCTCGTTCAACCCAGCAAACTATACTTTCACAATTACACCGACTGGTTCGACTTGGGTGTACTGGAGAAATTCTGTTAAGTATACGGTAACTGGTGCAAAATCGGTTGTACTTCCTGGAACACCTCCGGCTGCTGACGAGTATTTCGTTTACATTGACGCGACTGATGGTACTTTAAGTGTTGCTACATCACCTTGGATCTTAAACGATATCAATCAGAACTGGGTGCCCGTTGCTCTAATTGAGTGGAACGATGCACTAACACCTAAGTTCCAGATGTACTCTGAACTACACTCATGTAGTTTTACG